CTTTAACTGTTTTCTTTCAATAATTATACGACAATCATCACCTGCATTCTTTAACTTAAAATGGTACTTCTTGTGTAATTTATGTAGAATGCCGCAAACGACTAGTATTCCTACCAATGATGTGTTCATCTGCCCTGAAGTCAGGGTACCATCAACGGTATAAGAAAACCAGCCGTCAGACGTGCGGCCTCTCACGGTGGAACGTAATTGATATCTAAGCAAATCTTTAATCGCTTTTGAATCTGCAAACGGGTGAGTTGTAATGTCATGTGACCATGCCAACAACCCTTTGAATATTGAAGCGTCTAATTTCTCCACATCCAAATCAACAAACACAGGATCCTCCATCAATGCAATAGCATCAATATTGTCCTGAGCGAGTTCTTTGAAATTTAATCCTTTCATAACAACTCGATAGCCATAAGCCTTGTTGATAGCCTCGTATATCAATTTTTCCACCGCTTTGACATAAACACCAGTCAAAAGCAAATAGACAAACCCAGCTGGTGATATTGCTCTGGGTATCCGATTTGGCTTAAGCTCTCGTATATCTTTCTCGAATTTAATAAACATCCGTATCCACGCATCCGAAGGTCGAAACCCCCTGCGCATAAATTCAGCAAATGCCTGTGCATAAATCTCCTTCTTGTGGCCCACAAGTACGTCTATGAAATTTTCATAGGACATTGGGACGGCTTCCGGTAGAAAATGCTTTACAAGCTTAGTGAATTCGGACAATTCAAGATCAACGTCCAAATCGGGAACTAGGTTATCAATTGAAACATAACCTATTAACGGCACTTTCCGATATAACACTCGGTAAAGTATCGCTAAAACACTATTATGGATACTCAACAGGAACGCACCGCAAACCATTGATGTCGCCAAACCAGCCAACACCAAAAATTTACGGGGCTTAACAGGGGCACCCGATTTATGCCAACGCAACCTAGAAGAACTTAACTCATTTAATTGAGTAGATTCTCCAGCGCTGACATAAACTGGGCACCCCTATTGGGATTGAACAACGGGTCGGGGATTAACACCCCAACCCAGGAAACGCTGCCAATTTTCTTCGACACGCGTATCCTCTACTGCTTGTTGTAAAGCTTGACCTACTGGTGCAGATGCATTATCCACATCTTCAATATCACACCGTAGCGGGGTATAATAACGAGTCACTATTCGTGACAAAATCCTATGCCTGTCAACAATTCGTAGATGATCTCGAATCATTAAACTTACAGCATAGCTATGTATAGCAGAATCGTTGATTGGTGATCTTTTGGTTTGCGACCACCTAAAC